GGTAATAACTTACTACTATTACACGGCAAGCACTAATTATGGATATAACAGTGCCATTGGAGCATTTGCTGGTGCTGTAGCAACAACGCAAGCAAGCACATTATTTTTGACAATTAGTTTTACTTCAGTTGCTGGAAGTAGTGCCGGAACAAGTAATGTTTTCTTTTTTGACGCAAGTGCGGAGCTTTAACCATGCTGAAATTTACAAATACTCAAAAAACGCAGGCCAAATTTTTTAATACGCATGTAAGTTTAGACTCTCCCGAAAATTGGGATTCCATCGAAGATGGCCCGACAAGACAGAAGGTGAAGGAATGGCTTGCTGCTGGCAACACACCGGAACCCGCAGATTCCGAACCTACTCAGATAGACCAAGCAGACCTCGACAATCTCACAAATCAGATGAAGGCATTGGCGATGACGTTCGCGCAGATTACTAACACACCGGTTGCAACAGTCCGCACAATTTTCCGTAACAAGATGGAGTCACTGCCGTGAATACAAATGATACGAAATCGCATCCGTGGCCTGCTGCTGGAAAGTGGATTGAATTCCGCTTCCGCAAAGGCGTATGGCTAATTGTTCGTCCGTGGTATGAGGCAAATAACGTCCAATACAAACTGGAGGATATTTGGTTTTTAGCTCAATTTAAAAGCTGGCTCCCATTCCTGACTTGGAATATAAAATTCATGGGATACGGAATTCATGGGTATTGCGGCTGGAAACCAATACCAGTGGCTAATGATCCTGCATTTGACTGGAATAAATTAGACGTAGCACAAAAACATATCCGTGAAGGCGCATTGTTTGTGCAGCTTTCTGTAAGGGGCGGAATAGGTAAAATTAGTTAATATTATGCAGTCAACAATAAAAAAAGGAGAAAAAAATGGCAGCAGGAGCAGACGAGGCTGGTTTCCTGAAGGCGGCACTGGAATATGCGTGGGTAATCGTCTGCGCGTTAATCGGCATCGTCTGGAAAAAGCATGAGAAGGAGATGGAAACCTTGCAAGCCAGCATAAAAAAGATCGACGACGATATGGCGGCTAACGTGAAATTCTTGGATTCCAGGATCGACGCCGTGGAACACTCCAGCACACCGCTGAAGGTATTTGAGAAAAACCGCGACGAGATGCGATCCGGCCAGATCCAGATATTCGACAGGTTGGATAAGTTGGGTCAGTCGTTGGCGCGTATTGAAGGCAAGTTAGACCGTTGACGGCACGCCCAAATGTTAGTGACCACTCACAACATGCGGGCTTGCTACGATTTCCTAAAGTCAGTATCATTCAACGACTTACGGCTACCTAGTAGCCGTAATGTGACGTTTCTTCCGAAGCGATTAAAAAGCTACCACGGATTTTACATATATCCAGATCACATCATCGTCATAGACACATGCACGCCAACAATAGAAAGGCTCATGCAAATTATGGCTCACGAAATGATACACGCAGCACTGGAGCAGAACGCAGAAGCGGATCACGGTGAACACGACGATAATTTTTTATCGTTGGCTGAAATCATCGAAACAGAGTTGGGCTGGAAACGGGGGAGCGTGTAATGTCAAAATCGGGACTGAGTGATGAATCGTTTATAAATCTGTGGAAGCAAAACCCGTCGTCGATAAAGATGGCGGAATTACTGAATATATCCCATCAAGCTGCAAATGAACGTCGGCGCAGACTAGAAAAAAAATACAACATCCGTCTCGCAACAGTTGACGATCAGAGCCGACAAAAATACGACCAGTCGATGCTGGTGACTGCCGACCGGATTGAGGTAAAACTGAGGCTGATGGACGGCGTGATTATTGTGGCCGGAGACAACCATTTTTGGCCTGGTAGTATTCCAGTGATGCACAGGGCTTATTGCTACCTGTCTAAAAAAATAAAACCGTTCGCGCAGATATGGAATGGCGATGCGTTCGACGGCTCCAGTATCAGCCGGTTCCCGTCGATTGGTTGGGAATCGAAGCCATCGGTGCAAGAGGAACTGGAGGCAGTGCAGGATCGGTCAAAAGAGGTTGTTGAGTCGTCACCGAACAGCAAGCGCATCTGGACTGCTGGAAACCACGACCTGCGATTTGAGTCGCGCCTTGCCGCCAATGCACCGGAATATCGCGGCGTTAAGGGCATCCACCTGAAAGACCATATCCCTGAATGGACGCCTGCATGGTTCGTTACTGTAAATGAGGGCCTGCCGAGTCACACGGAAATACGTCACCGCGAAAACGGCGGTGTCCATGCGGCATACAATAACACACTGAAATCTGGCGTCAATATCGTCACCGGACACGACCATGTGGCTGATGTTAAATCGTTCGACGACCGACGTGGACGGCGGTATGGTGTGCGGCATGGTATGACAGCCGACAGTTGCCGAGATCCGCAGTTTGTCCACTATTTAGAGGGTCGTAAAACTAGCTGGCAAGCTGGACTGGCAGTTTTGACGTATAAAAACGGTGAATTATTGCAGCCAGAATTGGCGTTAAAATGGGACGATGAAAGTTTCCAGTTTAGAGGGGAGATAATCAAGGTATGAAACTCTCAGAACACTTTACCCTAGCCGAATACACGACCAGCGAGACAGCAGCACGCCGGAATATCGACAATACGCCAAAAGAGGTATTGATAATCAATAACCTGAAGCGAATGGCTGGCGTGATGGAAGAAGTCAGGCTGATACTTGGCAAACACGCGATTACCGTCACCAGCGGATACCGTTGCGGCGAACTGAACGCGGCAATCGGCAGTAAGCATACCAGCGCACACGTTCAGGGGCTGGCGACCGATTTTATCTGCCCTGGATACGGCGTGCCATACGACGTTTGTAAGGCGCTGGAGCCGCACATGGAGAGGCTAGGCATCGACCAGTTAATCTACGAATACCGGCGATGGGTTCACTTGGGGCTGCGTGATGGCCCACGGTATCAGGTTTTGACGATCAACGAAAAAGGAACTAGCGCGGGCATCGTGTTGTAACTATAGGGAGATACCATGAGCAAAGCCAACGAAAACCAAGTCAACGGAACGCATTACAAGGAAAAAGCCATTCAGCCGTGGGATTATATCGTCGGCAACGGCATGGGATATTTGGAAGGAAATGTCGTGAAATACGTTAGCCGCTGGAAGGAAAAAGGCGGAATTGACGATTTGAACAAGGCAAAGCATTATCTGGAAAAACTGATTGAAGTGTCGATAGCTGAAGGATACTGATATGTCCGACTTCGACTGGAAATCCCTCGTCCGTAACGTAGCGCCAACGCTCGGTGCTGCGCTCGGAGGGCCGTTGGCAGGCGCTGCTACCAGATTCATCGCAGAAACGCTCCTGGGTAATCCTGACGCATCTGAGCAGGACGTAGCCAACGCGGTAGTCGGCGCATCTCCTGAAAAGCTGCTGGAACTGAAGAAAATGGACTTGGAATTCAAGGCAAAAATGCGCCAACTGGACGTTGACGTATTCCGCCTTGAAATTCAGGATAAACAGTCGGCGCGGGATCTGGCGAAAGTCAACATGATGCCGCACATCGTTTTGTCGTCGATTTACACGGTCGGTTATTTCGCCATGCTGTATCAGTTTATGACGGGCGGCGTCGAAGTGGCTGACGGTCTGAAAGCGGAGTTCAACATGATTTTGGGCGTGATGACCGCCGCCCAGGTAAAAATCATGGAGTTCTGGTTGGGGTCATCGTATGGCAGCAAGATGAAGGATGCTACGATAGCTGCCGGTTAACCCGCTGCTCCACAACCGGCCACCTGATAATCTTCCGCGACAACCGGATCGCCTCGTTAGCCGAGTGGCAGTCCAGATACCCGTGATGCTTCAGATTGGCGGCGTAAACAGCATCGTCGCCTTCCTTGCCAATATACGTCGGTTTCAGTTGCTCGTAAATGTCGAAACGGGGCATTGCTATTCTCCTGGTTATTAGGGTAGTTTCATCTCTTTAATAGCTTTTGCGTAAGACTGCCCTGGGTCATCATAATCAAATGATAGAAGTTCATCGCACACCTTCCTCGCCTCGGCCCTGACAGCCTCTCCGTATTCAGCGAGGGCGGCGAGGAATGCTGTATATGGCACCGTTTTTTCACCTTCTCGTATATCGTCGCCATGTTTCTCCCACAGTTCATCAGCCTTTGTCATAGCATCCCGCCTCTCGCACGTTTTAACTGTTCCGTCAGTAAATCGGTTAGGTGTTGAAGCCATCTATGGTGCGCGGCCTCCTCTTTTGAGCATGACCTTGTAAACATGTGCGCGGCTTCAATCGCCTTCGCTAATTCTTCATTACTCATTTGCGCTCCTTGCTCGGTCAATGGCTTCGTCAATATCTTCAGTTCTCAGAATTGGACTCATTAACAAGTCACTCCACGGTTCGCACCTATCCATTTGCCGCAGCCACCGATACCGTTCCGCATCCTTCAGAAGTTCCGCGTTCTCGGCCTCCATCTCCCGCTGTAGCAGGGCGGCGAATCTCTCAAAGTATTCACGTTCATTCGATAAAAAGTCACGCTCTGAAAGCATGAGATCATCGTGAGTATCGGCCTCCCGCGCCATCTCCAGCACTTTGTCAGTGTTCATTTTTATTCCTCTCAACAATCATTAAATCTGCAATGGCGTATGCGGAAGTAACCCATGTTTTAAGTATTGCGTCATCACAACCCCTCATGTGTGACCAATCCCTGCCCATAAGTCCTTGCAGAATTTCAATCTGTTCTTTCGGCTTCGTGTCGGTCATTTCAGCACTCACAATTCCAGAATTGCCGCATTTCAAGGCTTAATAGTTCTGCCTGTTCGTTCTGAGTAAAAACGCGGTGAAGCGCGACATCTTGCAGCGCGTGTTTTCTAGCTTCGCTTTCATCTGTTGGCGCTGGTATGGCGACTATCCTTATCGTGTCGGTCATACAAACCTCCACACTAAATATCCGACGCCAAAGCCAAGCCCAAACATCGCCATCGCAAAGCCAAGCGTAAACAGGACGTCGAAAATGTCGCTGGTCAGGCAGTCGCACCGCCGACCCTGATCGCAGTTACCGTTACACATGATGTATATCCTTCAGTTGGTTTTCATACTGATATACGAGCGCCTGTGCGCTGATGACGCGCATGTTGTGATACGGCCTGTCGCGGAATGACTGATTAACGGCGGCGACTTGTTGCATGTTACGCAGTTTTTCACGCGCTTCCAGCAGGTTATTCAGCGCGTTCAGTTCGTAGGTTGCGGCGCGGATCTGGTCGATAATATTAGCAATCATTTGAATCTCCAATTAGTCCAGGGGCCAAACAGGTTTAAGCTGTAAATCCTCAACCCATCGGATACAGTCTGTGATAGCGCCGTCTCTTGCGCTTGAACCATCAACAGCGCCGTCAATCTCGCCACCTAAACGGCTTGTAATCGCTCGTTTTAACTCGCTGCGATACTGGTTAATCACTTGATAAAACGCATCCTCTATCGAGTGTCTCTGGCAAAGTTCAACCGCCATTACTGCGTATTCGCGTTCTCTGTTCATTATTTCCACCTCCAGCAAACCAGTTTTCCATTCATCACGGTAATCACAGTCATCTCTCCCTCGTTACGTGGAAACTTACACGCAGACTCCATTTTCGGATCGACAGTTTCGGAATTTGCGAATTGCGAATAAATCAAAATCGACAGGATCGCGCCAAGACATACGGCAATTACAGACTGGAGACGACGCGCCGATTTGGTGACAATATCATAGTCATTCGGGTTAGCACTCATTCACTCCACCATAAATAAAAGCTGGCGACACACACGAAAATAAGCAGGATAATCGTGATGTCGGCAGACATTAGAGTTCGGGTTGCTCAGTGACTACTGGCGGCGTCAGTTCAGCCTTACGCGCATCCTTCGCCGCCAGGTAGTTTTTCTGCTCGGATCGCGGGATAGCAGTCCAGACGGCTACCAATTCATCGACAGTTGCAGCGGCGCGGATCTGGTCGGCATACGAGGCTTCGGCTACCAGCGGTTTGACGGTGTATGGCTTTTTATTGCCGCGAGTTACAGTTAAAGCCATAGTCATTGCGCCGTCAATGTGCGACATGTGACTAACCCTGATCCCCCCGACCTCTAATCCGCCCCACTTTACTTTAGGGTCACAATAAAGCGTCAAGCGGCGTCCAGTGTATGCTTTTGAGTCCGGCCCCCACGCGGAAACCAAGCAGCGAGCCATGCTTTTACAGGGTCGCCACGGCTTGCCATCTTCACCCTCGTAGTGAATGGTAATAGGTTGTTCGGTGCCAGCCTTTATATCTACCTTAGTTATGGTAATAGTGATCGGGCCGGATAAAAGCGAATCAGCATTGATTTGGTCTGAACGCGGAACAATAACCTGCGACATATCACTCATTAGATCATCTCCTGTGTAATTTTACGGACGGTCGGAATCAGACGCGCCTTCGATTTAAGCAGAATATTGTATTTTTCCATCGCCAGATTTATTCGTTTTTCAAACTCAGTTGCGGCATCAAGTATTGCCGCCTGAATGTCTGCGTTCTGAAACACGCGAACAGTCGCCATCGGCATACCGCCGCAATAGGAAACAAGATCGCACCAGTCGCGCTCAGACACCATAAGTCCAGTTTGCACCTGAATCATAAAGTCAGGGTCGATGCTCTCATTGGAAACATACTCGACAATGGTTCTCGCCTGATATTTCTGATTGCGGCTCTTGCACTCAATCAGTCCGTTGTTACCAACCAGTCCGTCCGGCGAGTAGCCAATCGTGAATCCCCACTTGTCGTTCGTGATGAATCCGACGGAATCCACCTTGCTATATGCCTTCTCATACTCAAACCGCGCTTCGATTTCGTCCTCCTGGCCGCGCAGCATGTCGTCGCTGACGTAACGCGGCTCGACGTATCCCGTAATCCGCTGTGCCAGAAGTTCCCACATATGGGCACGTTCTTTTTCGTTGCTGGCAGGTTTCAGTGTCGGCGTAACGATCAGCTTCATTTCGCTGGCAGTCAGCAATCCGCAACGTGCAGCAAGCCATTCGTCCGATCCCTGCGTAATATCTTCGTGGTATTTAATCATCGTAAACCCCTTAATAGTGGACGGCCAGCACACGCCGACCGTCCTGTTAAATTACTCGACCGTTTCGATCTTCTTGCCTTCAGACACCAGTTCAGCAGCTTCCTTCGCGCTTGCGATACGCACGGATGCCATATCTTTCAGCGCGTGATTGCGTGCTGATGCCTGACTGACGGCTTCAATCAGTTTGACTTCGGTTCCGACTTCGACGATGTAGAGGCGTGTTGCCATGTAGTTCTCCTGTGAAATTAACGAATGCTGCGATACGAATAATACGCCTAAAAATATATCTGTCAACTACTTTACGTAAAGCCTATTGACAAGCTGTTTACACATCATATATCCTGCCCGACATGACATACAAACAGAAACTGGCGCAATGGCAAAAGCGTCGAAAAATGATCCTCCGCCTCTCTAAATCCAAGAGTGACATAGAGATAGCTGCGCTGTTCGGAATCAGTCGGCAGCGCGTTCATCGTATTCGCACAAGTGAGTAAACACTAACATGGCCTTCAAAACCCCAATCGGCTACTACCGCGAACAAATCGAATCCGTGCTGGAAGACGGTAAAAAATACACACGCAACGAAATCGCTGCTATCCTGCCGCATATCCCGCCCGACATCATCACGCAGACGCTAGGCCGTATGTGCGATGACCATGATGTAGCGCGTGATCGGTCAAACGGACACAGGAAAACGATGTATTACGCCATCGAACACAAGCCGGAGCCGCCGAAGGATCTGCCGAAAATGGATAACTCGGAACTGGCGCGAGTGTGGAATGTGGCGTTTGAGAGGGCGGAAATTGACGAACTCACGATTTAAGCCAAAATTCAAGCCATCGCTGCCGGATACCATTAGGGCGAATAATAAGGCGATGGACTACTACAGCTTGATGTCTGGTAAGCCGACTCCAGATGGTGCGACACGGGAAGTGAAAGCCAAAATAACCCGCCAGCACGGTCAGTCCGAAATACCGCTTGAAAAAGATATTCAGAAGGCTATCATCCAGTTTCTGTCGGCGCATCCGAAAATATGTATTTACGGCAGGTTCAATAGCGGAACCGCGATAACTGGCGACGGATTAGGTAATACGCGATATACCAGATT